TAAGCAAAGCTAAACACATAGGGAAAGCTCCAGATGAAAAGGAAAGATTAAAAGCGGCAGAACTTTTGGGGAAACGTTATCGAATGTTTACCGATAATATAACTCTTGACGGAGTGATTCCTGTTATAATACGCGACGATTTGGGTGATGATGATGGTTAATACAAATCCGGTTGAAATATCATTAAAAAAGACTGTTGGCGATCATTATAATAAATTTTGGCGATTCAAAGGGCGGTATCGTGTTGTAAAGGGCAGCCGTGCAAGCAAAAAAAGCAAAACTGCCGCTTTGTGGTATATTATAAACATGATGGCTTGTCCAGGGGCGAATCTTCTTGTTGTCCGAAAGGTGTTTAGAACGCTGAAAGACAGCTGCTTTACTGAATTGAAATGGGCGATAAATCGATTAGGAGTTCAAACACATTGGGAAGTCAAAGAAAGTCCGTTGGAAATGACCTATTCGCACACAGGACAAAAAATATATTTTAGAGGACTTGACGATCCATTAAAGATCACATCGATAACGGTAGAGTTTGGAAGTCTTTGTTGGGTTTGGATTGAAGAATCTTATGAAATCACAACCGAAACTGATTTTAATATGATTGATGAAAGCGTACGCGGAGAAGTTGCCGGAAATCTTTTTAAGCAAATCACATTAACTTTTAATCCGTGGAATGAACGTCATTGGATAAAAAAGCGTTTCTTCGATAAACCCGATCCGGATATATTGGCGATGACGACTGATTATACTATGAACGAATTTCTTGACGATGCGGATAAAAAAGTATTTGAATCTATGAAAGAAAATAATCCACGTCGGTATAATGTGGCGGGATTAGGAAATTGGGGCATTGTTGAAGGGGTTATATATGAAAACTGGCGAGAAGAACGGTTTGAATTAAGCGAATTAAAAGAAAACAAAGAAATGCAAAGTATATTTGGGCTTGATTTTGGGTATACAAATGACCCATCGGCTCTTTTTTGCGGTTTAGTCGAATTAAAAAACAAAAAAATATGGGTATTCGACGAAATGTATGAAAAAGGGTTGAGCAATAAAGCCATTTATGAAAAAATAACCGCAATGGGATATAGAAAAGAACGAATTGTAGCAGATTCGAGCGAACCTAAAAGTATAGATGAATTAGATGATTTGGGATTATTCAATATCCAAAAGGCCAGAAAAGGGAAAGACAGCGTAATGCACGGGATTCAATTTATACAGGACTTTGAAATTATCGTTCACCCGGATTGCGTAAATTTTTTGACAGAAATCAGCAATTATTCATGGGATAACGATAAATTCGGAGTGAAAATAAATAAACCGGTAGACGGGTTCAATCATTTAATGGATGCAATGCGGTATAGTATTGAAAGGTTTTCACGTTCCGATACATTCAGTTTTAATTAACGGCATATCACGCGAAAGGAGAATTAAAGTTGTTCAAATTTAATTTTTTGACGGAACAGTTTAATGGGATCATCACGCAGGGCGCAAAAGAGCGTCTGACAGATGAAGAATTTATCATAAACGAAATTAACCGGTTTTTGGCGTCGAAACGTCGAAAAGATATGATTGACGGCGAAAACTATTTTCGCGGGCATCATGATATACTGTACCGGAACAGGACGATGATCGGACGAGACGGGAAACTTGAAAAAGTCGATAATTTGCCGAATAATCGCATTGTAGATAATCAATACAGAAAAATGGTCAATCAAAAAAAGGATTATCTTGTCGGACAGCCGATCACAATACAGTCCGACAATGACCAATATTCAGAGATTGCCAAGGAATATTTCGACAAAAAATTTATGAGATTGATAAATAATATTGGGAGAGACAGTCTTAATTGTGGGATCGCATGGTTATTCGTCCACTACAACGACGCAGGTGAGTTTGTGTTCAAGCGCTTGAAACCGTTTGAAGTTATCGCTGGGTGGCGCGATGAAGAACATACTGTTTTGGATTATGCCATACGGATATACGAAGTCATCGTATTCGAAGGCAGAACCGAAAAAGTCGTGCAAAAAGTCGAAGTATATCACGAAAGCGGCATCAATCGTTTCATTTTAAATGGTTCGCGGCTGGACCCGGATTTAATTCCATATGAACCGTATTTTACCATTATAGATGAAAACGGAGAACAATCGTTTAACTGGTTCCAAATCCCGTTGATCCCATTTAAATTCAATTCCGACGAGATCCCTTTAATTCGAAACATCAAGTCGTTGCAAGATGGATTAAACTTGATCCTGTCAAATTTTCAAAATAATATGGAGGAGGATGCTCGGAATACTATTCTTGTTTTGGTTAATTATGACGGCGAAAATTTGGCGGAATTTCGGAAGAATTTAGCAGCATATGGCGCGGTTAAGTTAAAAACGGTCGAGGGTGCGGCAGGCGATCTTCGCACGTTGCAAATAGAAGTTAATGCCGAAAATTACCGGGCGATCATTGAAATATTCAAAAAAGCCATTATTGAAAATGCAATGGGATATGATGCGAAGGACGACCGATTGGGAAGTAATGCCAATCAGTTAAATATCATGTCTATGTACAGCGATATCGATCTTGACGCGAACGAGATGGAAACGGAATATCAAGCTTCGTTTGAACAACTGCTATATTTTATTAATTTACACTTGACAAATACCGGCGCGGGCGATTTCGACGGCGAACATATCAATATTATATTCAACCGCGATATGTTGATATCAGAAACAGAGATCATATCAAATATCCGCAATATGGTCGGGATATTGTCGACCGAAACATTAATATCACAAGTTCCGTGGGTAGACGATCCGTCAGCAGAATTAAAACGGCTTGAAAATGAAAAAAAAGCAAATTATGACGAATACACGAACTCATTTCCGCGAATGAACGTCAATATCGGTGAAAGCGGTGAGGTTGATGGCACCGAATAGAAATTATTGGCGTAAACGGTCAGAAATTCTTGAAAATCGGAATATACGCAAAGCCGAATCCGTTCAAAAAGAATTGGAACAACAGTTTACCATTGCACAGCGTAAGATTGAAGAGCAAATCGACCAATGGTACGGTAGATTCGCCAAAAACAACCAAATATCTCTAACAGAGGCGCGGCAATGGCTTTCAGGAAAGGATTTGGCAGAATTTAAATGGGATGTAGAGGAATATATAAAACACGGAAAATCCGTCGCATTAAATCCGGAATATATCAAACAGCTTGAAAATGCATCCGTCCGGTTTCATATATCCCGCCTTGAGGCCTTGAAACTACGGACACAGGACACTCTCGAAAACTTGTATGGGAACATGAAAACAAAATCGTCAAGCCTTTTCGGGCAGATATATCAGGATAATTATTACCATACAGCTTTTGAAATACAAAAAGGGTTCAACATAGGATTTGACATCGCCGCCGTAAACGAAGCTAAAGTAAAAAGCGTATTATCAAAGCCATGGACACTTGACGGCGACACATTCAGCGACAGGATATGGACTCAAAAGCAAATCCTGTTAAACGAAGTACATACGAGACTGACACAAAATTTTATGCTCGGTCAGTCGCCGGACGAAGCGATAAAGGCGATAGCGAATAAATTCGGCACATCAAGAGCAAACGCAGGACGGCTTGTAATGACGGAAAGCGCGTATTTTGCCAGCATAGCGCAAAAAGAGGCGTATAATGAACTTGAAGTTGAAGAATTTGAGATCGTCGGCACGCTTGACGGAGATATGTGCGATATATGCGCGCCATTAGACGGCACGCATTACCCGATGCCACAATTCGAGACGGGAGTGACTGCTCCTCCGTTTCACCCGAATTGCAGATGTACAACATGCCCTTATTTCGCCGATCTTGGCGGGAGCCGTTGGGCGCGCGACCCGGAAACCGGGGAAGGCGTATATATTCCAAGCGATATGACATACACCGACTGGAAAGAAAAGTTTGTAGACAAAGGCGATAAAAGCTTGACAAATCCGCCGGATAGTGGTATAATGGACGTAGGCGGTGGAGATATGGGCAAAAATTCAAAATTACCAAGAATTACAGAAATTGCGGCGAGTAAAATAACAGAAAAAATTAACTCCGGCG